GATCGCATGATCTTTGGTAACATGTTTATGTACTTCTATGATCCTAAACATAAGGAGACATTACCATATTACGATAGGTTTCCTTTAACGATTATGCTCGAGCCAACTAAAAATGGTTTCCAAGGTTTAAATCTACATTACTTAAGACCTGATGTAAGGGCACAATTTTTAGATGAATTAATGGGACTTGGCCCTAAGAACGTAACTGATAAATCACGTTTAACCAAATTGCGTTATGATTTAATACAGTCGACTCGTAAATATAAAGAGTTTAAACCATGCTTTAAAAGCTATTTAAATGACCATGTTAAATCTCGCATTGTAAGAGTACCAATGACCGAATGGGAAATTGCTATCTTCTTACCAACAGAGCAATTTAAGAAAGCCGGTAAAGCTAAGATCTGGAAAGATTCAATTAGTATTGCGAGGAACTAATGAGTGTAGATAAACTAAAAGCAGTAATATCCAAAAGGGGTGGTCTAGCTAAGAATAATAGATTCCAGGTTATATTCACACCCCCGGAACAGTCGTTAATAAATCTTAATTTAGAAACACTTATAGGTAATGCATTAACTGGTAGAAGTAACGGACTTAAACAGTTTGTCAATGACCCACGCGATATAGCAGTTCTTTGTGAACAAGTTACGCTGCCAGCTCGTAGCCTTTCAACATTAGAGTATCAATCTGATCGACAGGCTAATAAGTTTCCTTATACTAATATAGATGGCGATGTAACAATGCACTTTATATTAACTGGCGATTATTATATGAAAACCATGATGGAAGATTGGATGTCTAGTATAATTGACACTGAAACCTATACTCTAGGCTATAAGGATAGTTATTCTACCGATATAGTTATTCAGCAATTAGCACAAGATGGTAAACCAGTCTTTGGCGTTAAATTAGAAAAGGCTTATCCTATTGATGTATCAGCAATAGCACTGAGTGCATCAGATGAAGACTTTACCCGTTTAACAGTAACTTTAGCATACGATAAATATGTAGTGGAAGGCCCATTAAGTAGTACATTCAGTGCGTTTAGTGCAGCAATCCCAAGTAGTTTATTTTAAAATTAAATTATATTGAAATGATAGGAGTAGTAAATTATGGCTTTGCCAACAGTAAACAGTAGTCGGTACACGATGACAGTACCAAGCACTGGCCAGGAACTTGAATTTAGACCATTCTTGGTTAAAGAAGAAAAAATCCTTATGGTTGCAATGGAATCGAAGGATAATAAAAGTATAGTAAAAGCTTTAAAGAATATATTAAATGCATGTATATACGATGACATTAATATTGATTCACTTACAAGTTTTGACTTAGAGGAACTATTCCTAAGACTAAGATCAAAGTCAGTAGGGGAAACAGCTAACTTACAATTAAAATGTGAAGAGTGTGGAGCTGGTACACCGGTTGAAATTAATCTAGAAGAAATTAAGATGTCGGATCTACCCTCAAGCAAAAGCATCATGATTACTGATAATATTGGAGTAGAATTTAATTATCCTTCATTAGATACAGTTGGCGACTTATCACTTGCACCTGATATGGCACCTGATAAGCAAATGAAGACCACAATGAAACTAATTGTAAGGTGTATAGATTCTATCTTTAACGATGATGAAGTATGGAGTGCTAAAGATCAAACTGAAAAAGAGCTTGTAACATTTATTGAAGATTTAAACTCTGAGCAGTTTGCAAAAATTACAGATTTTTTTGGAAGCTTACCACAATTAAAGCATGATATAAATTTTAGTTGTATTACTTGTAAGCATGAACAAACTATTACTCTGGAAGGTATACAAAGTTTTTTTATGTAGCCCTTTCACATGATACGTTAGTTAATCATTATAAAACTAACTTTGCGATGATGCAACATCATAAGTATAGTTTAACTGAATTAGATAATATGATACCATGGGAAAGGGAGATATATGTAGCACTCCTTCAACAGTGGATCAGAGAAGAAAACGAGCGAATAGCCGAACAGAATAGGAAAATGAAACGATGACGGAAGAAGTAAAAGAAGCATTCCATCCAGCAGATACAAATGGTGATGGTAAAGTAAGTGCGGCTGAAGAGGCATTATACTTAGAGTTTAAACGTAAAGAGCTAGAAGATGCTGATGCAATGCGAGATGCGCAACGTAACATGACGTGGTTCGCCCTTGGTGGATTATTGTTATATCCATTCGCTGTTGTTATTGCATCACTAGCTGGTTTAGATCAAGCCCAAGAAACATTAGGCGATATGGCACCTACGTATTTTGTAGCTGTTGCTGGTATTGTTGCTGCTTTCTTTGGTACACAAGCAATGGGAAAGAAAAAATAAATGGATCCAGTAGAAGCGTGGAACTCATTATCTTACTTTGATGGAGTGTTATTCTCCATCTGGTTAGGTATTCTTTATTATGGTAAATGTTGGATCGATAGCAAATTTAAGGATTAATTAAATGGCTAGAGACGAAGACAATACAAATAACACAGACAATAGAGATATTTTAGAAGAACAGAGTAGATCCCTTAGCGAATTAGTCGAGGAGATGAAGCAACAGTCTAAAAACGCTAAGAGTGCTTCTGAAGCTAATGTTGACGTCGGAGATAAAATATCTAAATTGGAAGGTGCGTTCGGTGTAGACTCTAATGAACAAACCAAACAATTAAGAGAAAAGTTTGATAACATTAATAATGTTATGAAGAGAGAAGTCGCACTTCAAGAGCAAGGGTTGCCATTTAACCAAGCACTTTTAGATGAATCTCAAAATCAATTAAAAACTTTAAAGGAAGGGATTGAGAGCGAAGAAAATAAACGCGAAGCTATAAAGAAACAAGAAGAAGCTAATTCATTACTTGGTAAAATGGCTAAAGGTATTGAAGGCTTTGGTGGTAAGGTAAAAGAATCAGGAACATTTTTAGCTGGCATTGCTGGTTTAGCATTAGCTCTAATAAACCCAGAAGCATTTGCTGCAGTATTAAACCGTATTATTGCTTTTGTATCTGACCTATTAAACTTTTTTACAAAGTTAGCTGATGGAGATATGGCCGGAGCAGCTAAGACAATAGAAGGCCATGGTAAAACCATTGCTGCTATTTTAGGCGCAGGGATATTGTTCAATCTTGCTAAAATTATAAAGGGCATCAAGTTTATATCTCAAGGATTTTTAATTTTTAAAGCATTTATGGTCAGCGCGTTTGTTCCAGGACTGACGACTGCATTTTCTGCCATGGCTGCGGCGATGGCACCAGTACTTGCTGCAGTAGCTTTACCATTAGCAATAATAGCCGGAATCGCTGCTATATTCTATGGCCTATACAAAGGTTTAGATGCGTTACGCGAAAAGCTAGGATTTACTTCAGTCCTTGATGTTATAATGCTAGGAGTAGCTCAATTACAAGATGGATTCGCTAGTCTTGGTAACGTCTTTATCAAATTAGGAAAAAAGGTAGCTGAATTGGCAAGCAGCTTCTTAGGATTCCTAGGATTCGAAGCGCCTGAATGGGTAAAAAGCATGGCGAATGCTGAGGAATTTGATACTAATAACGCAGTGAAGAAACATTCGGAAATGCTAGATAAAAGAGATAAGAAAATAGCAGATGGTTCTTATACTCCTGGCGAAAATGATTTTAAAGGTCCGAAGGGATTAGACATAACGCGAGAGCAAATGGGTTATAAAACACCCGAGCAAATGCGCGCAATGGGCGTAGAGCCACAAGAATGGGAAAAGAAAGAAAGTAAAAAGATTGACAGAAGAAGCCGCCGACAAGAAAAAGTTACCATTGAAGCCAGTAAACAATCTGACGATATGCTCAATAGTAAAGGCGAGATGCGGGTCAGTTTTAACAAAAAACAGCTAGATACTATTAAACCTTCTCAAACTATTGATGAATTGGTAGTAGATAATAGTAGATCAGATGGCGATATGCTAAACGAAATGTCAGCACAAACTGACCAAATGAAACAAGTTGTTGATGCTATAAGAACTGAAATCAAATCTCCTAATGTTTTCCAAGGTGATTTTAATATTAATTCAAATAATAACACAGATGCTAGCACCCAGAATGTCAACCCTGTGATTAAACAATCAAGCACAGGCCGAGGCATCGGACAGATGGGCAGATCTCGCGGTCGATTCGCACGCTAAAAAAAATCCCCTAGCCGAAACTAGGGGATTAATCGTTACTACTTTATTATTATGATTCTTGAGCCAATTTAGCAAAGTAAGATAGTGTATCATCTTCATCGCTACTTGAACTACTCGCAACATCATCTGCAGCAGCTGCTGATTGAATACTTGGAGCTTCCATAGTATTAGTCATGGCTGGTTCTGGTGCACTCATTGGAGCATGACCAGCATCAACACCTAAAACTTTATTCAATTTAGCTTTCAATTCATCATATGATTTATAGTTATTAGGATCAGTAAAGTCTGATAGAGAATTTAACTTATTGTAGATACCCTCTAATCGTTCTTCATCGCCTTCGTACAAAGCACTAGGTGATGCGAACTCTGACTTATCATAATTTACCCAACCTTCAACTTTTCGGATCTTAATCTTAAAGTCGGCGCCTTCCCAGAAGTCATAAGGATTGATAGGAGTCTCATCTTCAAAATCTGGTTGCATAACATCCATAACTTTGTCAAAGATTTTCTTACCAAACTTATAAAGGAATACCTTACCTTCATTAGACGGGTTAGCAGGATCTGACACTACTAAGACGTTTGATACATAGTGTAGACGTCTCTTTCTTTCTCTAGCGATTGCTTTATCTTCATCACGACCACTATTCCAAAGTACAGCATTGGCTTCTGATACAGGATCTTGTTGACCTACAGAAGTTAAACTGTTCTCAATATACCAAAGACCGGTAGGACCTTTAAATCCATGATCCCAATAACGTACCCAAGGTAGATCTTCACCTTCCTGAGCAGGTAGGAATCGGACTACAGCGTAGCCATTACCAGCTTTATCACGTGTGGGTTTCCAAAAGCGATTATCGTCGTAACCTTTTGTGCTTTCAGTTTTAGAAGATACAGCTTCCGCTGCCTTTACGAGTTTGTCGATTGACGAGCCTCGTGAGCTCTTAAGGTTTGCAAATGACATGTTGTTTCTCCGTATTAAACATTGTATTGGCTGAATTATCCACTTTATGCATTATATGATAGTCTATTATAACATATTTTCATATGCTTGTAAAGGCCTTTGTCAAAATAGTTTTACACTTATTGACATCGTACTTTACGAAGGGTCCGTACTTATCGATCTTCC